GGTGCGACGACCTTTGCCGGAGCCGGTTTTGATTGGGGGGTTGGGGAGCCAGCCGGTTTCGCAGCAGCCGCAGCCACGCGCTTTTGGGCATCGTCCCAGAGCCTTGCCTTATTCAGGATGACAAGCTCGTCAGCAGTCGCTTGTTGAAGCACGTTCGGAGTAATGCCGACGTTCCTTGCATACCGACCCAAGGACTCCATAGACTCCGGGCTGGCAACAAGATCAGGGGCAAGCTTGGTTAGCTGCTCAATGGTCTCTTGCTGGTGGCGATTGATCGCCTCAGATGCAAGCCTGGCCTCAGCCGCTTGAATCCCTGAAAGCGTCGATGACAATTCCTGCAATTCAACATCAAACAGCGCCTTGTTGGCGACAAAACCCGCCCTGATCTCAGGATCAGGATCACTCAGGCCTTGACGCCATACCTCCGGCGTGTATTCCGCCCACCTCGCCAAGAACGCAGTCTCAGCCTGTGGGACAAGCTTGATTTGCTCTTGCAAAGCGCGCAGCTCTACAAGTTGCTCATCTGCCTGTTGACGTGCGGCGGTTGCCGCGCGCGTCTCCGCCGAAGCGGTCTCCTTTGCCTTGGCTAAGACCGTCTCGCGCTTTTCTTCCTGGGCAAAGACAACCGCCTGTGCCTCAGGGGGAAGTTGCGCAAAAACCTGCTTAGCCGCCGCATCCCACCAAATCGGAGCATCAACCGGCGCGGCCTCAACCGTCTCAGCATCGTCTTCCGTTGCTTCCTCTGCCGCCTCGGCAGTCTCCGCCTCGCCATCGCCGGGCGCTTGCGCCTCGTTGGCTTCTTCGCCCTCGGTGGAAGGCAAATCCTCTTGTGCTTGCGGCTCCTCAGTCTCAGGCGGCGCGGCCTCCAATGGCGCGCCTTGATCCTCTGACGTGGACTCAGCCGAAAGCGCCGCGACGAAATCGTCACGGGTCATTGCATCTGACATTTATTGTGGTCCCTAGCTTAGGTCCTCAGACCCTTGATCAGCGTCCAAAATGGACAGCGAAACCTTGCCCAGCGCCACCGAGCGGACCATCACCGCCCGAACCGCGCTCAGTGCCCTAATCTGGTGGTAAAGCGTCTCTCGCTTGTCGGTTGCCATGGCGTCGGTTGCCAAAAGCATGGCCGTCAGCTCAGATGTGATCTTGTCAAAAGCCCAGCCGACCTCAGCCAGCGCGGCGTCACAGCGTTGCGCCCGGTCCACGGCCTCGTAATTGGCGTCACTCATCCGGCCTGCCCGCCCATGGCCACATTGTCGATATTGCGCCCGATTGCGATTTCAGCCTGGGCAAGGCTGATCTTGGTGCTTAGCTCTTCATCAAATTGCCGCTGTTGCTCTTGAAGCTTTGCGGCCTCAATCCGCTCTTGGCTCTCAATCCGCATCTGCTCGATCTGTATGGTTGACTGGAGCTTGGCCTGTTCAAGCTGCATCTTGGCCTGTTCAGGCCCTTGCTCTTGGGGTGCTTGCTCTTGGGATGCTTGCTCTTCTGGATTGGCGAAGAACTGTTCAGGCGCTTTTAAACCCGCCTTTTCCGATAGCCGGATTGCGCTGTTGTAAAGCTCTTTGGTGGTCACCAGAGGCCCGCTCATGCCGCCTTGCGCCTGCACAGCCTTTTCCTGCAAGGCAATGACCTGCTGGATCGTAGCAAGCTCAAATTCACGCCCGCCCGAGCCCATGCCAATTTCAATCTGCATGTCCGAGCGCTCAACCCATTTCGACGGATTGACCGGAACCCACTTGCCGCGCAGGCGAACAACCCGTTCCTTGCTCTGATTTTCCCGGAGCAAGGCGTGAATGCCCAAATACAGGTCCCGAACGCCTGTTTCTGCAAACGTCTTGGCAATCATCCGAATGCGCTTCTGTGCCCTTGAGAGCTGCTGCATCGCGCCGCCAAGCGTCTCGTGCAAAGTGTCCGGATTAAGCCCTTGCGAGGCCCTCACAATCCCAGTCCGCTCTTCGGCAACCGTGCTGAAATATTCCAGGCTCTGCAACGGATCAAAGCTCAGCCCAGCCGAGGCCAAGGGCACAACCGCATTATCATCCGTAACCCGAATAGGGACGCCCGGCTGATTGTTCAAATAATCGTCTAGGCCAACACCCTCCGCCAAGCGGTCGATATTCACGACATGGCGCTGATTGAGGGCAAATAGGCCGCTATCGACCTGCATCCGCTGAAACTGTGATTTGAGCCGCTGAATATCGACCAAGAAATCAGCCAGCGACTGACCAAAAAAGCGGTGCGGCACACGGTAAGGCGTGATCGCAGCCAAGCCAATCTGGCTAACCTTCTCATGCCGAAGCAGGGCTGCGCCTGTCTCGCGGCCCGCTGTGGTCACGCACCAGAGCTCAGATTTACGGCCACTCTTTAGCCGAATATAGTGCTCATAGACCTCGATCTGCCGCAGCATGTCATCGGTGGACCGCTTGGATAGCGCCGTTTCCGCCACCGTGTCCCGGGCTAGCGATTCCTGTGACGAATACCCGCCCCACGACGGCACCTTGTCCAGTAGGTCCTTCGGTATACCAGACGCCACAAGGTCCTGAACACGCGGACGACTGCGCACCGAAACATAGGTCGCATCACGCAGGCTAATTGTATCCGCCGCCACAGCGACATCCTCAGGCGGAACATTGGCAATACAGACCCGCCCATCCTCAGGCTCACCTCGAATAACCGCATCCCAAAGCGGCTCAGACGGCGCACCGTATGGCTCCTCATATTCTTCGCAAGCCTTGATGCTCACCAGCTCAGCGCCAGAATCCAGCGCCATCTGGATCTCTGCCGCCGTCTTACCCGCTAGGGTCTGATCCTCAGCAGGCTCACCCTCTTCGGCCCAATAGCGAACCACCCCGTTCTTGGCCTGCAAGGCGTCCAAAATCCAGGTGACAAACAGGCTCCAGCCGTCGTTCTGTTCGAAAATCGTGTGCAGAACGTAATCGGTTTCCTGCTTAGCGGCCTCTTCGTCCTCAGCCGATGAAGGCCTAAACGTGGCGACATCCTCAGAGCCAGCAAATATCTCGACCAGATCAGGCAATACAGCTTGGATACCGTCGCGAACATCATAGGAGACAGCATCGGAGCGGTTCTTCATGACCACCAAATCGCGCATATCGCCCTTGTAGTATTCGAGCGCCCGCGTCCGATCTTCAATCAGCTGCGCATTGTTCGTATAGCCGATAGCGCGCGCAGCTTCGCTCAGGACCAGCTTTAAGAGCTCGTCCTTTGATCGCAGTGCCGCCATAAATTAAGCCCCGTAGTTTGGGATATTGAGGGGCCGAAGATTGCTCTGGCCACTAGCCGGAATCTTGGCCTTGCGAAGCATCATCAAGCCGTAGCGGGAGGCCGATATTCGATCGTCCCGCTCCTTCACGATTAGTCCGTCTTTTCGATGATAGAGCCTGAACTCTTGCAGCCACCCGCCGCAGGTGGAAAACACTTTCCAGCGCCCGGTCTGCATCCGATCGAGCATGTCCATAATGCCCGCCTCGACCCCAGACGATCCATCGTCAAAGGTTGCGCGCTCGTTCAGCATGTTTAGGCCGTGGCCCCGGTACTGGTCCGCCAGCTGCTCGCCCGAACCCTTGTCATGCTGCAGACCATCATGCGGCCAAGCAATTGGAAGCCACCTACCCCAAGGCCTAATCGCAGCAGCATGAATGACCGGCGTGGATTCGCGCTGCGCGTACTCGCCAACCACGTAAACCGCGTCCTGATCCCGATCCCACGCTAAGCGGATAGCCGCGAAAGGGTGGTCCCAGCCAAAATCAATACCGACGATTTGCGGCCAATGGGCAGGCAACGAAAACGGCTCGACCGTGATCAGTTCCTCTGTAACCGGAAACACCCGGCCAGACCCCATTGACGGTATGCCCTTAACCCGCGCCTCACGCTCGTGCGCTGGATAGCTGGCAATAATCGCCGCTTTTTGCTCTGGCGTGTAATGCTCAGCATCATCGATGGTCATCGACGTCACCGAGCGGCTCACACGGCCTCCAAGAACATCGAAACCACCTCAGACATCCCGAGCAGGGGCGTAAACGTAATAAAGGTCATTCCGCCCGTCGCATTGGTCCGGGTCAGGCCTTCCATATAGATGTCCATCGGAGGCTCTTCATCAAACCAGACGAAATCCAACGTTTCAGACTGCCATTTCTGTCGGCCTTGATCATAGCTCTTAAAGCCAACCGTTGACGTGCCGCCGCTCGCATGGCGAACAATGGCGCTATCCAGCGAATCCGCCACACCTTGCCGCCTGGACCAATCCAAAAGCGCATCGCCCGGCACCATGCCCGTGCCCCATTGGCTTTCGTCTTTGGGCTCACCGATCAGATAGCGCTGGACACCGTCGCGTGTGACTTCGCCAGTCTTTGACCCCGCCCAAGCGCGCACCGGGCGATCCCAGCGCCGCCCGGCCCACCAATCCGGATATTGGCCCGTCAGGTGCATGGCCGCCTCAGCCGCCCCGCAATAGGTCTTGCCGAGCTGATTGCCTGCCATCAAAAGCCGCTCGCGATGGTCTAGCCCAGCCGCGTGAAACTCGCGCTGTTTGGCATAGGGCCGATAAAACCGCAGCCGGTTAGTGCGCTGTCGCCTCTCTATCGCTTCCGTCAGTGCCAGCCTCTCCCGTAAGAGCAAGGAAAGGTCGGATGGTCTCATCAAGTCGCCGGAGGCGGTTAATAAGCTCGTCATCAGTCATCGCATCCGTTTCGTTTACGTTGACGTTCAGCTCCTTCGGCAAGATCGAAGCGATAACCTTTAAATATTGATCGGGCCTCTCACTACGAACCTTGATAATGGCATCAATGCCATGAGCGCTGAAATCATCATGCATGGCCTCAAGAAAAGCCTCACCGAGCTTGTTACGCGAGCCCTTGGGTCTGCCAACAGGGTTCCCTACCTGGCCCGGCTGAAACGGCCTCAGGTTTGCTAGTTTTTTCTCATTAGGATTTGTGACAGGCGCAGCCCTACCCCTACCCCTAGCCTTAGCCATCTAGCACCTCATGGCGAAGTCGTATTCTTGAACCGAAACAAACGGGCTTATTGCGGCCATCGCCTCCGCTACGCTTTTGCCGCGCCCCAGCTTAAATGGACTTGACGCCACAACGCGCCACTCGCCATCAACCAATTCACGGCTCAGCGAAACGCCCCAGCCGCAGAACTGGAAAAGGTCATGCGGATCGTGAATCGGCAGATCGTCAATTCGTAAAGACCCGAAATTGGCCATCTAGCACCTCATGGGAAACGAACCGGGCTGTTCGAAAAAGAGCGTTCTGCCCTAGCCCGGCTCGTATTGGTTCAGGCCCAGTCAAGGGCCGATGATGATTGATCGGGACAGACCAGTAAAGCCTAGCCTGTCCTGCCTAAACGGATGCTTGCGCAGAGCCGTGACTTAAAAGCGAAACCCCGCGAGGACCCTTCGGCTGTCGCGGGGCTCTGTCTGTCCAAGGCCGCTTGCTATGCAGTGGCGATCCTTGGCTACTTCTCCTGGGCGCTTGCATCAGAGGCGCTGGCAGGATCTATTCTATGACTATCTCGCGGCGCGAAGCGCCCTACTAATGTCATGATTGTTCGGTGCGCAATCCGCGCGCCTAGGGATTGGCTAGCTGATTCGTGCCACGGCGTCAACCCCCCCTTGGCGCACTATCGAACAAGGCGAACGACAGGCCTAAATCGCTTACGGCG